TCCACCAGACGCATAACGGAAAGTAAATCCGCGACCGTGCGCTTTGCCGGCAGAATGAGGAACGTTAAGAGTTAGATCCATGAGTCCATCTTGACCATTGGTACGGAAAGCACCAAAGTAGTTAAGATCTCTCGCTGTCTGGTCTTCCAAATAGTTAGCTGTTTTGGTTAACAGATACCCACCATGCTTAGTATTGGTATTCTTCTTGATGTAAGCAGCATCGGCACTACCTTCAATAGAATCAATTCGCTGATTAGCTGCGGCAATTGCGGCATCAGTAGAAGATTTATTCTGGTCTACCTTGTTGTTAATTGCTGTATGGTTGCTATTAACTGTCCCCGTAAGATTGGTGATCTTCGTGTCGGCATCGCGTTTATTATTTGCTACGGTCGTTTCTATGGATGATTTATTTGCTGCGATAGTATTCGTTAAGTTAGTAACGTTGGTATTAGTCTGATCAACTCGTGCATTAATATCTGTCTTGTTCTTGTTAATTGTTGCGTTGATAGTATCGCGGGTTGAAGTAATAGTCTGATTCAGTTCAGTCTTAGCAGCCGCCAGAGCGTTAGCCGCTTCGGTTTTATTGTTACCTACTGTGGTAGTCAAAGCATCAATTCGTTTGTTGGCTGCGGTGTCGCCAGCAGTGATTGAAGCATTGAGAGCATCACGGGTAGAAGTGATAGTCTGATTCAGTTCAGCTTTAGCACTAGCCAGATTATTAGCGGCTTCTTGTTTGTTGGAAGCAATAACACGGTCAGTGCTAGTTTTGTTATTGTCTACTTTCGTATTCAGTTCAGCGTGTTTTTCTGGAGAAACACTAATTTGGACTACGTTATTATTTTTGTCTTTGGTGTAAATCACATGATCCGCCAACTGTAAGGCGATCTCACCCTGTGATAATTGTTCCGGCGTTGGTTTTTTACCAGCCGTTTGTGTGCGTTTAAATTGGATCGACTGCATCGAATCACCTCACTATAAAACAGGAATAAGGGAGGCGTTAACCTCCCAACGTTCATGTTTTATTTAGGTAGGAGAATCCTTAGTAATAACCGAAATCGATCCGGTCATGAATCGAAACTACTTCGAGTTCAGCGGCAGTAGGTTTCTCATTGGTGGAATATACCTTGATCCATTCAGAACGACCGTTTTCCTGAATATTTCGGACACGTAAACGCGGTGCGCCAGAAGTATTACAGGTTAATTGCCATGCGCCATGCTCATTAGCTTGAAGGTGAATTAATGATGTATCAGCACCATAAGGGTTAGTGCTAGCCGTTCCTTTGTAGGTTACGAAGCGGTTTCCTGCTAATGCCTCGCTATCAATACCGCCCGTGAATGGATGTACACCAGCACCGATTCCAAAATCACCCTGACGTAAGATCTTACCTTCGGTAGCAATACCCCTTGCCAGAATCCCGCCATCTGGTTCAAGTTTAAATTCCAGTGTTACCGCTTTGTTATCACTACCACGGGTTTTATGTGATGTGACGTAAGCATCGAATATACAAAAGTACCCTGTGTTAGCAGCACTATAGCCAGAGTTCACAACATAGAACATACGGAAGCGTAAAGGTGTTTTATCCTCTACCGCTTTCATCAACATTGCTTGATGTTCATCGTCAAGAACACGGTTTAATGTGAGTGTCGTCGGTTCCAGTCTACGATAACCAGCAAGTTTCCCCGTAGCGTCCTGATCGTACTCTTCCAGAGTTTCTATCTCTGTGGATTCTGTTAACGTAGGGAATGTGGCGATGTTCTCAATAGAACTAAAGCTGGGATCGAAAAAGTCGACCTGATTGGTAAGCTGATCAGAGATTGAAATCTCTACATGGCTTCCAGTAAAAATATCTAAGTTATCATGCGTAATATTCATTATTACCCCTTAAAAACGCGCTTGATAGTCAATTTTTAATGTTAGAGTTGCGACTACATAACCATCGCTAGAATCATCTTCCCATGCTGTTTTACTTGCTACGGGGTTAATATCCATGATGCGAATACCAGTTTCGATCAATCTAGGGTTGGTTGCGTCAATTTTAATTAGATCATAAACGGCTTTATGAACGGCTGTTTCACCGCGACTAGAGAAGACCTGAAATTCGATATTCAACGAGGATAATTGACCGTTACCACTACCACGAATAGGGGTAAATGTTTCATCCATTTCTACGATCCATACAGTAGCGTCTGTATCGCTCGATAGCTTCGCGTGTTCAGCATTAAGGTCTAATCCTAGCTGGTCGGTAATAATATCCATAAAAGCGCGTTTAAGAGCTAATCGAGGCATATTATTCATACTTGCCATGTTTACCCCCTACTACAGTAATATAGGCTTCAATAAGGCCGGATCTGTCATCTTTAATATAATTAACCTTATTACGCACACCTTCGATAATGACAATATCACCGGACTTTAGATCACCTCGTGCACAAATCAGATATTCACTTTCAGTAACACCACCATCCGGTGTATCAATATGATTAAACTCGTGATGTGCTTTGATGATTTTCCCGTCTGATTTTTGAAATTCTTCTGCAAATTTTAAAGCCCTGCGAATCTGGCTATCAGTTAATTTCATGAGTACCCCCTTTATGGAGTATTTACATACAAAAAAGCCCCGCACTAGGCAGGGCTAATTATCATTCTTTAGGCTTGCGGCCTCGTTTTGCTGTGGCTTTCGCCTTAACCGTCTGGGGTTCTTCCCCCAAATCGGGGGAAGGAATAGAAGGTTCTACAGGAGTTCATTCACCTTTTTTCTGAACTACGGTCAGTGCGCTATGGTCCATAACAGCCCAATCAAGGTCAGCCCATACGCGGAAGTACAGGTTGCCAGCCGCGCGACCTGTGGTATCGTCGCAATCCAGTTCCAGCGATCCGAAGTCTGCAATAACAAGGGAGCTAAAGTCACCAAACAGCATGGTATCCTGAGCAACTACACCAGAGCCATAGATCGGACGGTTAACCAGCTTGTCACCTTCTACCAGGAAGCCCGGAACGTTAGCAGCTTTGAGTTGCGCTGCCAGTTCAGCTTTAACAACACCACGGGTAGCAAATGCCAGATCCGCTTCGTTATAACCTTTATCGGTCAGTTCAGCTACCAGTTTCAGGAACTCGGCATAAGTCCAATCAATCTGTTTAACTTTGCCAGCATCGGTCAGCATCTTAGTCAGGCCATCACGAGCGTTAGTGTTAGCAGCATTGGACAGAATCGCTTTTTCCAGAGCGATAGCACTATGTTTCAGCATGTGCTCACCAACGATAGCACCGATGTTAGGCAGAGTGATAGCGGCCTGGCGAGTTACAGGAACAATTCCATTGAATGTCTTAAGAGTCATCGGCTGTGCTGCAAACTTGATAGTACCTTCACCAGCGGATTGGCCTTCTGCAACAAAACCGAAGTTTTCCAGATTGCTAGAAGTCAGAGACGGCAGAGAAACAGGACCAGTTGCGTTAATGGTACGAGCGCCCAATTTACCCAGAATCGAGCGTTCCATGATCATATCAACGAAGCAATCATGGCGGATTTCTTCACCAACTACTGGTTTCAGGGATTCCATGTTCTGACCAGCACGCAGAGCAGACGCCGGAATGAATACGGAGTTAGAACGCTGTGCGCGACCACGCGCTGCGGCTTTACGTGCTTCTTCCTGAGAATATTCAGCTTCTGCGCCAGTCAGGGCTTTACCCTCTGCGATTGCACGCACAGCCTTATTAAGATCGAAACGGGATTCCAGAGTTTTAATGGTATCGGTCATGGTAATTTTTCCTTTAACAAAAGTTTTAGATTCGGTAGTATTTAGTGCGCGTGCTTTTTCTTTAAAATTTTCAATAGTCACGGCACTATCTTTAATTGCAGCTTCAATTACGTCTTCGGAGATATTTAGATGTTTTCCGATAGCACGAATTTCGGCGGTATCTTCGCGAGAACGTTCAAACGGTTTTTCGTCGTCTTCAATCTTTTCTTCTTCGACTGGTTCGGATGTATTTTCCGTTTCGTCGTTCTCGTCTGTATCTTTATTTAGTTCTTCTGTTTCTTCCGGTTCATCTTCGGAACGTTCTTCTTTTTCTTCTGGCGTTACTTCTTGCGGTTCTTCCACATCTTCGCCACTGTCAGCACTATTTCCAGAATCGGAATCAATTTCTTCATTTTCTTGTTCCTCTTTCTCTTCTTCGGAACGTTTTTCTTCATCTTCCGGTTTAATTTCTTCGACCGGAGTATCTTTAATTTCGTCTTCCACTTGTTCACCCTCCAAAACAATCATTTCGTTGTCTGTATTTAGAGAGCGTCCAACACCCGCATTAAATGGATCTGCGGCACACGTTACAAGACTGCATTCGAAAGGTTGCCAGCGTGTAACATAATAGATCCCTTTGTTAAAATCGGCTTTGCCATCAAGAACGTTATAACCGACGCTAACTTGTGAAAGTGTTCCCTCTTTTACCTTCTCAAAGCATTCATTAGCCAGTTGGCCTACTTTGGAGAATTGGACAAGGCAACGACCTATACGGTCTTCGTCAATACGAGCGGAGCCAGGAACAATCTTACCGATATGAAGATCCAGATTGTGATTAAACAGAAGACTTGCGTTAGTCTCGTTTAAAACGGATAGATCAACCGCTGATTCATCGTGTACGAGAATCTCTTTTAATTCGACTTGCTCGCCGTCCTGATTCATGTAATAACGTGTATAAGGAGCCTCGCTTGAGAAAGCCAATTCAATAATTCGTTCGTCTTTTTCTTCGATAAAATCAGGGGTATCTACCGCAACACTACGACGGAATTGTTTTGTTGTCATAGATCACCTTGAAAATTATTGGGGGCATTGCGCCCCCGTTGGGTTATTCATTTTGAGTATAAGGCGATTTTTCTTTTTCAGTTTCACCCTCACTCACGACGCATGTATTTAGCATGTGTTTTTCAGATTCAATTTGTTTGAAAGTCTGAGCAACGTCATAACCCATTTCAGTGATAATCTGAGATTTGGATTTTAAGCCATTTTCTAACATCATTATTTCGGCTGAGATATCTTTCACCGGATCAACAGACTCAACTTTCGGCCTACTTACCGAAGTAACATCAATAATTGATTCGATCTGAGTCATTCGAATATTGAGTTTCGAATTAATCACCGCATGTTCAAGGAATGCTTGGAATAACGGTAGAATAACGGTATCAATTAAGCGATCTTGATGCGCTTTGAAGCGGTTCTTTTCCATTAATGAGCCAAATCTCGCTGCGGAGAAATTCACTGAGCTAGTATCACCAGTCAATGCGGTTTTATAGCTGGAGAGACCCATACTAATGGACGTTAGCATTGCCTCGTTAAACGTTTCGAAGTCATCGCCGCCTTGTGTGCTTTGCACCGTCTTAATATCTTGCCCCGGTTCCAAAACGTTAATAGTACCCGGTTCGAAATCGGTGATCATCGTCGGCGGTTGATAGTTTTCCGGTTCTTCTTCACCAACATCAAAGGAGTCTTGATTTTCTTTTTCGCTTGTGATAAACGCCATGCTACTTGCGTGCACGCGTTTGCCAATGATTACGGTTTCGCGGAATGCTTCAAGGTGAGCTATATCTTTGATTATTGGCAGAAAATCCGTACATCCGCGTAAGGCTTCGGCTGTGCTGGGGATAAAGTAATGCAGCACTCGTTCCGCTGGGATTCGTACACGTTCACCGATGAAGGATTGAGTAAACAGATCGCGCCGTCTAAACCAGTATGCAACAGGTTTTTCATCTTCGTACTCGATACCAGCATAAACGACATTACCGTTATCTAGAGTACGCTGGTCCGCCCAATCAACATGATCCGCGCCATAGATGGACACTTGCAGATCTTTACCATCTTCATGGAGTACCAGAAACGCATCACCGCCCATCACACGCTCTTTTTCCATCAGCTTTAAGCACTCAAGGAAGTTAATCTTTCCGTTGCGTGAGAATCGTTTCTGAGAGCTAGCCCAACGCCAGAAAGCATTCTCGATTGCTGTGTTAGTGGTTGCGTCCAGCTTTTCCCCTTTCATAACGAAGGTTCGAGGCTGTAAACCAGTACCTACCACGGAATCGATGACATGTTGGCAATAACGGGAGCCGATAGAAGTGTTTAACGCAAGGTGTCGCCCTTGATTGTATAAACGTGATGCAGATCCCTTGATCGCGGCGTTAATGCTGCCAGTGATAACCTGACGCGCTGTGCTGCCTTCAATGCGATCTGATTCAACCAATCCTAATGATCGTTGATGTAGAGCCTTCGTAAATTGTTCAATCTTACGATCTACGAATAATTTGCGGTGCTGGCGAATACCGATTTTCTTAACCGGATTCACTGGCAATTCTTTTTTACGTTTGAAAAAATTAAACATTTTAAATCCTTATCGAGTTAAGCGTACTTTAATCGGTGTGATCGGTGAGTAATTCCCAGCTTTGCGGCGTTCTTGCTGAATCAGTTTTACGAGTTGTTTTTCGTAATCCTTTTTCAGTTGCTGCAATACCGCAAGGGATTCATAGGCGAAAGAATTGCCTTTGATCGTGAGAGAACTCAACGCGCTTTCATCATTGTCTAGACGTGCAAAAATAACTTGTTCGATTAAAGAAATGGTATTTCGAAGATATTCTTTCTTTGTTTCTTTAACGAAGACTGGCAATACGGTTAATTCCTGCATGGATACCAGTTCTTCATCAAGAGTAATAACAATGGTCATCTTCCCTTCTGGAAAGTCTAACGTTTTAATCTCGTGATTTTCCGGTGCATCATCGACCTGATAGACAATGCCTTTGCTATTACCTACCTGAATGGTTACACCCTCTTCATTCGCCAGCGTGATTTTTTCGCCTTTACGAATTACTAAGGGAATTAGTTCTAAACTCATAATTACCCCTTATTTAATTGTTATTGGATTAACAATATTTAGGAGTAAAGCCGCCCCGCAGGACGGCATGTGATTAGAAGTTATTAACCCAGCTATTACGACGCACAGGACGCGCCATAGGACGACGATTAGGCTTATTGTGAGGGATTGGCTTAGTTTCCTGTTTTTGCTCGTCAGAATGCGATTTAGGAGCTTCTACGGCGGTTTCTGTTTCACGGTTCAGCTTTTCTTTCAGTGCAATGAGTTTATCCCATGACATTTTTGAAAGAACATAGCGAGAAGCAGCCAGACAATACACAAAACAGTCGAGGCATTCGTTCCTCTGCGATCCGGGATTTTTCACCCAACGTGTTCCGGTAGCGGTGCGCTTGATGGACTCACTAAGAAGCTGATCGAGATAGTCATCAGGAACGGTGTGTGATATCTCTAAGCCAATATGCGGATTATCCTTCAAGTTGCGTGTTAATAGCTCACGAACAGCGGTTTTACCGACGTTTACACCCAACATAAGCAATTCGTGACCACCCGTGGTAGTTGGCTTAACCGGAATCAGTGGAGCGTTACCGGAGGAACTCCCTTTAATGGCATGAAGATTTTTCCATTTGGTGCAAATGCGGTAGCCAGCTTGTGTAAATTTACCGTTCGAAGTATCAAGGAAACTAGCCAGAACAGGAACACGCTGGCCTGATACCGTGGTAAACCTGCTTTTCTGGAAGTTGATTAGCTTATCCCATACAGGTGATTCGTATCTCTCACAGTTATAATCTCGGAAGACACGGTGATCGAGGATGTAAATCTTATCTTTCGCGATGCCTAGCATAGTTGACTCGACGCGATCCAACTGCTGGTCCACGCCAAATGTGGCGAAAATAACATCATCTGGGATATTTTCTACACAAACTTCGGTTTTCAGTTGTTCCAGTTCGTTGACTTCTACCGCTGTTTCTGCGTCATCGTACACAGTGCCGAGAACTGTATTGTAAAAACTTTGTAAATCAAAGGTTTGCCACGCTTGCGAGAAGTCAGAAACACATGATTTGATAGAGCTAAAAGGTGAATACAGACGGCTGATCCAGAATCCTGCTACATCACTTTCACGGGTAGCTCTCCATTCTCCTTGTGCAACCGCTCTAATGCGATCCCCTTCTGACCAATCACTCTGGCAATGAGGGCAAACATAACGGGCGCTTTCAACACATGGCAGATTGCGACCATCCTGATTTTTCCACTCGAACTTAACATTTTCCCACTCGATCACCTGGTGTTTCCCGCAATGCGGACAAGGAACAAAGAATTTACGCTGATCACTTGATAACCATTGTTGATTAATCGGTCCCAGCTTAGTGGTCGGGGTACTGGAAACGATAATTCTTGCTTCATCCCCGAAAGTGGTTGCGCGGTTAGCCGCAAGTGCAATCGGATCGCCCTCTTCACTAGCACTGGCAGCATCACATTCATCAAGCAGAATCAACGGGCTGGTTTTTGAACGCAAGGTTGATGGGCTAGTAAGCGATACCATGTAAAGAAAATGATTAGTCTTAAGCTGAATCTGGCTATTGTTATTAACAGCGTTGCGATCATTCTTGTCGGTGATTGCTTCGCGTAATGCCGGACATGCTTCAATGGCTGGTCGGATCTTCCCGCTTAGGTACTGAGCGGTTTCCTTCGTGGTTGCTTGGCCTATGATGATATTGCTGGGATCGTTAGCTATCTTATTGAATAATATACCATTAAGGATGGAAGTTTTGCCGATCTGGGCACTTGTACAAAAAATGTACTTTTTCTTATTCTCTAAGAAAGGAGCATCAATCATGCCTTTCTGAAAGCTGGTTAATTTAATTTTAGCGCCAGCTTGTGGTCCATCCACTAGGATCATGTTTTCCTCGCACCATTCAGATGGTAAACGCTTAATTGGCGGTCGGATATGTTTTGATACTTCGTTAAAAATTCGCTTGAGTTTAAATTTATTTGAGAGTTTTTTCACCGTGATTATCCTCATATCAACAATATGTTGTATTTAGATAAATACGGGTATTAAGATTTAAGGGGGTTGTATGCTAATTAATCAGCAACAAAGAGATGAATTAGAATTAGCATTTTCTTATTGTACCGGTCATGAATATCGTTTACCAGTTAAGCACAAGCATTTAAAAACAGATATAACCACTTCTGGCTTTAGTCGTGATGAAGCGAAACAGATTTTAATCGAGTTGTATCGCGATCATGGGTATACCGATATTCATAACTTCTTTAAGAAGCATCGCACATCACAGACAGAGTTCCAGAGAGTCCGTGAATGGTTTGATTTTGATATCAAGCGTTATTATCGAGTGGATGACGGTCCTATCTATCGGTTGCAGTGGACACCGATCAGGGAAGTGTTGAAACAGAAGAGATTGAATCATGCCATTACACGCTATCGTAACGAGGCTTTCAAGAAAGGCTATGGTGATACAAGGGAACTATTCGTTGAACTCGCTAACGTGAAATATAGCCACTATTACAACGATCCTACAGGGTTCTTCGAAGTGCTTCGCAAGGTTGATATTAGTCGGGGTACATATTATTCACGGCTGAGGAAGTACGGGATTAAGGCAGAGTTCTTTATGTCGGTTGACGACTCACCCATGTTCAAGATAAAATCTAAGTCCTCTAAATAATATTGAGAAATCACTATTGTTTGGAGGAAACTACTATGACTACTAAAGCTACTCGCGGTCGCCCTGCCCGTTTTACCCGTGAACAGATGGCTGATATTGCCTACGCTTACTATACAGCGGATCGCGGGAAGGAATCGAAAGAACAGATTCTTAGTGAACATGGGATTTCAGTAGCCCAATTCTATAAGAATATGAAGAAGTTAGACATTAAATTCTATGTTCAGATCGATGACGGTCAGATCGTAGAAGCAACAGGTTTTTGAGTTTTGATTCTCTTTGCCACTCTTCGGAGTGGCTTTTTTGTATATAAAACAATCTGAGCAAAACTGCGCACATCTCCATATACAAAAAGCCCCACCATTACGGCAGGGCTTCTAATCAGATTCCGAAGATAGCAAGGTCAATACAGTTTTCACTATCAAGCAAATCACCAGGACATTTCTTAGTCTTAGGCTTTCTAACACGCGTTTTAACGGCTTTAACCTTAATGGTCGTGGGGTTGGCTTCCTGTAACTTGATTTTCGCTCTCATGGCCTCGGCAGCAGCCATAATTTCTTCTTCTATTCTATTTCTTTGTTCTTTCTCTCTTTGTGCTTGAAACAGTGCCAGCCTCATCCATTCTATCTTCTGGTGTTCTGGATCTGCATTAGCAAGAGCATCCTTCAAACGAAGATATTCAACCTTATCCGCATCACTCAAAGAATTATAGAAAGCAAGTTCTTTATTATTTCGTTGTTCTAGTTCCTCTTCCATACGGCGAATATCTTTGACGATCATGTAAGCGATGTTAGCACTTAATCCCATCATGATAATCAACACGGATCGCTTTCCACCTCTACCTTCAAAGACATAATCACCATCGGTCTTAGTTGGCTTTTCTTTTAATGCATCCCAACATCTAAGCAATTCCTCTTCCGCCTTCTGATATGACACCTCACATACAACAGCAACCTCGCTTAAAAGCATAGATTTAACGCTATCATCACGCATAGCACGGGTAATATCTTCAATAGTCAGATTCATAGTGTTCTATCCTCAATAAAAGCCCCATATTTCAGGGGCAAAATAATAAAAAATTAAATTCCAAAGTATTCCAGCGATCCGGCGTTCTTACGAATCAGTGCGGCAGTATTATTGACGATTGCACGAGCATTGTTAGGCTGCGGTAATTTCAAAGTTGCTCGTTGTTCTTCTTCAATCAATCCCAATTTAACCAGCACAGGTAAACAGTCAGTTGTGAACTCAAGCTGACCATGTGCTGATTGTCGAGCGTACATGTAAGCAGGAGGAAGAACATCATAGCCGTTAGGCTTACCAGAAGCATCCAGACGACGCTCAATGTGTTTAGCCTCACATAACCCTTTCAGAATGCGCTGTACCTTGCCAGAGCCTCGTTTTTCGCCCAATAAGCGGGTTAAGCTGTGTGCGTCAATGGCACGGCGAACATGGAGATCAACTAATTGTTGATTCTCGTGAAGCAATTGTTCTTTTTCTTCTTCAAGTTTAACCGCTTCGCGCATCCAGTCGAGCTTAGTCATCTTGCTTGCGTCTGGGAACGGATTAGCTTCTTTGTTTGCCAATTCTGTTAGTAAACGTGCGTTTTCCTCTTTCAGAATCTTCCATTCTTTAATTACACGATTACGAATCGGTGTGCTATATCCAGTGACAAGAGTCATGCAAAGTTCTTCGTTCAAATGGCATACCGGATCTTTAACAACAATACCTAAGCCATTGATTTTCTCCACAAGACCAAAATTGGACTCCTGCGGGATACCCAATTCTTTGTACATCACGCGAATGTCACGCAAAACATGTTTATGTTTCTTTCCGGTAAACTCGGCGATCTGGAAAGATGACATAGTTAATTCTTTTTCTACAGAGTCGTTTGCAGCAACCAGAGACACGGAAGCAGTTTTAACAGCAGTATTCATAGTAGTAACAGTATTCATAGTAGTAATTCCCCTTTCGGTTTAGTGATATTGATCCTCCTAGTTCCGGCATCACCACCGGAACATTTTTATTTATGATAGAAATTTATTACCAATCGATTTCTACTTGGTCTTCTTCATAATAAGGAATCGCATATTCATAACGCCAATTTTCGATGATTTCACGTTCTTCATTAGTAAGAAGGTGATTGTTAACTGGAGTCGCATTGTGATTACCAGCTTCGAATTGCTCGCGAACTTCCAGCATTGCATGAATACCAGTTAAGGACATCAGATCAAACGGAACATGCATACTACGGGAGATAGTTTCACGGGATACGCCCCAATCATTTTCTACATGGCTAGGGGTTACAGAAACGGTTTTGCCGGAGATTTTAACAGTCCAGTCATACAGGGATTTAGTGATGGTAAATTCTTTCATGTTACATCCTCTTTACAAATCTAGGTCAAATAGGTTCAAAGTTGTCAAGTGCGATAATCATAAAAAAGTTTGAAGATATTGTCAAATACCCCTTGACAAGACGCCAAAGGGTTGACCTAACTTACAGCATATCTAAGCCTTCATCGTAACCATAGAAGCCATTCTGAGAAGAGAAACAGATTGGAGCGTAGTCGTCGTCATCTTCGTCTTGTTCATCGCGTTCTGGTGCTTTCTGAGCGGTTTCTTTGCCGTAGTTAAACATTGCTTCATCCAGTTCATAGACAGTAACGAAGCTACCCAGGTCAATGTCACCGGAACGGACTTCAAACGGAAGATCATCACGAACAATAATTGCTGGTAGATTCTGGTACTTTAAGCGTTCTTCATCGGTGAAGACGTTAACAACAATGGTCGGCTTCTTATTACGGCAAAACGCATACCATGCACTAGAGAAATGAGATTCATCAGAGTTGAAAAGAATGTTGTAACCACGTTCACGGAACATCTTCATTAACTTGTCATTGTGGAAGCTATCAGCATCAAAACCTAACAGGATGAAAGGAGTAGTGGTAGTCATTTTATGGTTCATAGTGGAAATCCTCTAAAAGAAAGTGAATCAAGTAAGTTCACTATTATTTATAAAGAGAAAATTCTTGTTATTATGAAAAGAGTGATCTGGTAGAGTCCAAAACTGGTCTGTACTTGAAAGGTGATTGGATTCAGTCGGGCTAAAGCCCTCCTTCATAGATTTTGATTAAATCATCACCAAAACGAAGAAGTATCTTTAGAATATAAGAATCTTTCTTTTGAAGAAATAATAATAATCAAACAAGATGGACGCTCCCTGAGCGTCTGCGAAGCATATCTAATTCCTTCCAGTATCATCAAAGTGATCTAGAATCAGTTTGTAATCATTATCTTCAAAGTGATTGTAATATCTTTATCTTGAAAGTGATTATAACTACCTTCTTCAAAGTGATCTTGAATCATCATGTAAACCAGATTAAAATCCCTTCCTGAATGATTTCAAAACAGATTACTCGCGCCCCGCAGGGCGCATAATATTCTTTTCTTTTATCTACAATCTCTTTCATACCAACTCTTTACTATTAACTATTACATATTACATATGACACCCTTCTAAGCCTTGTCCTGTCTGGGTTTCCGTGATTTTTGTACATCCTTGTACATCGTAGTACATGTGTTGTACATCCTTGTACATCCTTGTACACGTCACGTACATAGATGTACATCCTTGTACATCTAGGTTAAAAACCAATCAAAAATAGCCATAAAATCACCATTTTGAGGGTGTATTTGCTCAATATTTCATCGTGTTTTTGTGATTCTGTACAGCAAATCTGTGTCTTGTACACCTTGTACATCTAATACATGTCTTGTACACCTTGTACATCTAATACCGGGGAATAGCCCCCCTAATACCGGGGGATTTGTGGATACTAATACCGGGGAAAAAAAACCTAATACCGGGGGATTTTTATGTGGATGAATGATGGCCTAATCCGGGGGATTCTCTTACAGGACGGTTATCATTTACCCCCTAATACCGGGGAAATTAACCTAATCCGGGGGATTTTTGCTTCCAAAACGGGGATATCGCGGGGAAACCCTTAAATTCATTCAAATATTTTGATAGAAAATTCTTGTATATTATTTAACCAAAAAATCATCAAAAATCGCTGTAGCTTAATGATTTAAAAGGAATTTTCAAAAGGTCACCGTGCTATAATAGGTTATAAAGGTTGATAATCATTATTCGCCATTTTCACACAAAAATTTTGATAGTCTTTTCTCGCTTAGGTCAAGGGTATTGACATCTGTCAAGGATTATTTTATGCTTTTTCTCGTTGGTAGGGGTTGAAATTTTCAAAACAATCCCCATATAGATGATAAGCAAGATTTTCTCGCTACTAAATACATGTGAGCGATGATTATGACTCACTGACCTGAAAAGCTGAAACAGCATAAAATTCTAAAAAATGCGGTTTTCAGTTTTTCAAAAAGGGGTACAGGAGTCAGAATGATTAAAAAATCGCCAGATAATATTCTGTCTATAGCGTAAAACTAAGCGCATTACAGAATAATATAAATATCATCGAGAGCGGTTAACGCTCTTTTTAATAAGAAAGATTTGTCTCTTAAGGGGAAGAAACTATGAAAAACTCAATCATGGGGCGTCCGGTTAAAATCACCGAAGAAAAATACAAAGAAATCCTGATTGCTTACCACTCACAAGTTAATGCAACGAATGCTGATCGTGATGCACTTCTGGCAAAATATGGAATTACTCGCCGGACGTTTTCAAGGCTAGCTCATCGTTACCCAAATGTGAAAGTCGTAACTAAAGTGGTGAATGTAGAAATAGCATAAATCGCTTACTGAGAATTACATTATGAAACTTTTAACCAATAAAAAAGCCCCCTTGCGGCAACAAGGAGGCTTGAAATGAAGATTTGATACGGAGATAAAAAGAAATGTCTAACAAGAATAACACTTCAATTGTATTTATTAACTTCAAAAACGACGAAAGCATTCTGAGCAACAATGAACAGATCGTGATGAAAGATTGTGGTGAAAATGTCACTACCGTTTTCAAAGAAACTGCAAACACTCTAACCGAACTGGTTGCTAAAGTTCGCGGATATGGTGCTGTTCGTAAAGCTGAGTTTGAGATGGTTCAAAACTATACCCGCTCTGTTACGGTTGGCGACAAGAAATATAACAAAAACACACATAAGCTGATCGCTAATGATGAAATCAAACTGGTACAGATTTGCACTACCGACAAAAACGCTATTTTCTTGTTGGTTGTTCTTGAAAATGAAGCTGGTTTACGTCGCGGTGTTCTGCGTCACCGTTCCATGCGTAATGAAGCTGGTGTGATTGGTTCTAAAATCCATAACCGCGCATACACTTCTACTTCCAACTGGATCATTGCTGGCGAGAACGAAGGTAAAACAGGCGAGACTTTCAACATTGCTTTCTTCTCTGCTTTTGACGAAAAGAAACATGTTAAATGGAAACTGAATAATGAAGCCGTAGAAGCTCCTGTGCGCGATTCTGAGAAACAATCTGTTGAAATCGATGAATCCCACATCATGGCTATGATTCGCGGCGTAGAGAAGCGTTTACGTGATGAATTTAACGCTAAACTTGAAGCTAAAGACAAAGAGATCGCGGAACTGAAAGCACGTTTAGAAGCAGTAGAAATCAAGACTATTGACACTACTGAAAATCCTGTTTCTAAAGACGTTGTTGCTGATCTGCAATGCGAGATCCAGATCGCCAGCGACTTCCAGAAAGCAACCAACAAACTCAATGCAAAATTAGAGCGTCGTGATAATGGTCAGCGTCTGTCTGGTGATGATATTCAGGTTATTCTGCGCGGTGATATGAAAGAGATTAATGCTAAGTTTGCACCGAAAGGTGTTTTTGCTAGCAAGATTAACGAAGCCCAGGTCGATGAATTGATGCACGCGTTAGAAGCAGACACCAACGAGACTGTTAAAGCCGCTAATGATGACGTTGCGGCATCTGCAATCGTTTCTGACGAATATTTGAAAGAATTAGATGCACTTTTGGCTATGTAATTTTAATTTTTAAGAGGAATAACGATTATGAAGACTTACACCGACATTACCAACAAACAATTTTCTACCGCTGATCATTCGGTGGTTAGGCTTGCTATCTGGTCAGATATGAAATTTACCTTTAAATTTGGGTGTAAAGGATTTAAGATTAATTTTTCAGTTGACCACGTATTACCGGACCGCGCTGATGACCTGATTAAGATTTTGCGTTATCGTGGCTATGGCCTAACCAATGGTGAGTTAACCATGATCTACAGCTTCGTTAATAAATCCGGTGATATGCTTGTTCGTAATATTACTGGTTATGAAATTAACGGTAAAAAAGGTGTTGCTATGACCGTTGTTGGTCGTGGTGGTATGGTTGCCGTTTATACATTCGGGTATAGCGCATTTTATAGCAAGAAAAATGATTACTATTATGGCAAGCGCACTAAACTAGATCATTACGGTCGTTATAGCCTGGGTGTTGCGGCTAAATATGAAAGTTGTATTGTTCTTAAAGATTCGATTCATGGTGAATTTGAAATCATGTCACAATACGACAAAACGCCTTATGACTACTACCGTGTAAAAGTTAAAGTACCGAAAGTGTTAGAGCCTCACGAATCTCATGTTGAATGCCGTGCTAAAACAATTAAAAAACTGCGTGATGAGAATGACCAGCTTTCTACGCGTCTAAGCAAGTTAAAAACCAAAGTACGAGATAAACGTAATCGTCACACTATCGAAGAACGTAAAGCTGCATACGATGAATACGTGGTTACTTTAAAGAAACGTGATGCTTTGCGTGAGTATTTTTGCAAAATCGATGCGATGTGCGCTGGTCGTTTGTACAGAGGAAAGAATGTGGCTGCGGTGAGTTTTGAGGAAATGGCAGAATTAACGCCTATCAAGGAAGAGATTCAACTACCGAATGAAAAGGTTGCTTTGGTTAACGAAAAACGTAAACTAGTTGAAAAGGTGGCACAGGTGGATAAAGAGATTAAAACTAGCGAAGGAATGGTTAAAGAGGCGTACATCGCTTTGCGTGATTCCTTAGAGATTCAAATCAAGCATATTGACCTTGAGATCTTGAAACTGTCCATGCCTAACCGCCCTACTCTACGTCTTGTTGCTTAAGACAATAAAAAAGGGAGTCCCCGACGAAAGAGACTCCCTTTTGATTTAGGATCAACACAACAAACAAATTAAGGATTCTAAGGAAATTATAATGAACACTACCGTTACATTATTCTTTAAAGCCAGAAAATAACCGCCCCCTTCGGGGCGGGAGGATTAACACTAATCTATACTTGTTATGTTTTTATGATGTATAGACCATCGACTATGAAAACACTGTACTGTATGTGTTTTTATGGCTTTTAATCGGGAATCCTCAAAGAAGACCCCCTGTTAATAACCATAAGGAGAAAAGGCAGATTACATTATTATTTAGTATCCTTGTTACTTAACACAAGAAACACCAGATAAAACAGAATCAGGATAAAGCACGTTTTACCAAATCCTTCGGGGTTAACATCAAACAGAATCATAGAGATTAACGCTACCACAAAACTAATCGCTTCGATGATAACTACGATAGCAGAATACCCGATAAACGCGCCTAAGAATAATTCGTACTTCTCTTTATTACTGTCAGAAAGACCGTAAGCGGTAATCATGGAAAGCGCGGTAATGATTACGAGATAAGTCAGAAAAATAGTCATTTGTATTTTGCCTCTAGTTAGACAAACATCCTCAAAAAATCAAATCAGAAAAATTGGGAGGGGAGCATCTAACTCCCCTTAGACGTTGACCCGTTCAACATCTTTCTCACTATTATTTAGTATCTAATTTTTACGACACATCAAATTCATCGTCTTCTTGTTCTTCTTCCGGTTCTTCCTGCTTCACTTCCTCATCTTCTGAGTATTCATCGTAGGCATCAAGATCCGGTGAAATCATAATATCCCCGATCTCATTCAAACGAGCGGAAATGATATCCTTCAATGTTTCTTTCAAAGTACGCTGATCCGTTGCAGCTTCCATAATTTTTAGAGTGTCTACCGTCGCCACCTGCATCATGGTCTGGCGTACATCACCACAAAATCCGGCTAGAACTGTTTCTACATAACCTACAGGAATCAGATCATTTAGTTCGGTGCGGTTCTTAAGTTCGATGGCATCGGCCTCGCCTCTCGCCTTTCTTAATCGTTCTTGTTGGATCTGCGCTTGTACATCCACTTCCCTAAGTGGGTTAATGATGTTCTCAAGCACCCAGGCGATCGCTCTATCCCGTGGACAACGGCGGGTATTCGTATTATACGGAAGACCACGATCACGCCATTTCTGAACAGCCGGAAGGGAATACCCATACATTTTAGATAATTCGGTTAAAGTTACTTCTTGCGTCATGAAACTATCCTCTGAGCTAAAAATATGCGTAATTGTATTTAGACGAAATACGCAATATAACGGCCTATAACGCAATTTAAGAAAATCCCATGTGACGGGGCGTTGAGAAGTGATTTAGCTCGTTGTAGGGCTTGTTTGGTGGCTTAACTAAACCAATTTGAAAAAGGCACAAGCGAGATTTAAACCGCGCCGGGCAAAACACGCCCTCTTTTGCCACCTATCACAGTACCTTTTTGTTGTCAAGTCTTTTTTATCGAATATTTTAAATTTTTTCATCTTTTTTCTCGTGCATTCATCCGTTTTTTTCTCGGTCAAAATCAATGACTTGACCAGTTGACACTGATCCGGTCATCAATATAATCGGTCACACTTTGACCATGTAAGGTGTGTTTCGGATGTGAGGATTAACGATAGATATTTACATAAATAAAGATGTGGTTAATCCATTCATCAATTTAATTCTCTGGAGGATATTCTATGTTTAAAAAGATTGGTGTTATTGCTGCGGTTGTTCTGTTATCTGGTTGTGCGTCTATGGCTGAACTTGAAAAGCGTAGTGATGGTCTTTCGGCTTATCCTGGCATCAAGTATGAACAGTTTCAGGGGTATGAGATTGTAAGTAGCTATACAACTACAAAGGCAACTCGCCCATATAACAAACTTAAAATGCAATCCTGTCTCTATGACACTGTGCGTAATGACATTATGGTGCATACTGACGCATTCAATGAGATTAAAGATTTAGAAGCTGGTGGTCGTATTGTTGAACGCGCCCGTTCTAATAGTGCTATTTTTAGTGGCAACTTCGAGCAAACTATTACCTTGCGTACTATTGTAGGTGACACTCCCTATACTCAATATGTGAAGTATAAAGGTATTGCTTTACCGTCCGGTGATAAGACACAGTTCACATTTACCGGATTGAGTGTTAAGCCTAAATCTGGTGGCGAGCATCCACTATGGTCACGTAAAACAAATAGCCCAGAAGAAAGTATTAAAGAACTTGATAAGCTGGCGGATGAGATTGCCGATTGTCTTAATGATGAATAAAGAATAACTGATTATATAGCCTCGCTAAATGCGGGGCTTTTTTGTGTCTAAATACCATCAAGTTAATTGATGAGGAACACGACATGACCAAAGAAGAATTTTTGAAGCTGTCCGTTAAAGAGCAGAAGTCACTGGTTAATGACATGCTTAATGAGCGTGGCTGGAAGGTGGTTGAAACAGAAGAGTATGGAACTGATTGGCATCAACGGATCATGATCATCAATACTGGTGGTGATGAATGGCGTGATTGGTGTCTTCGTACTGTTACCCCGCTTTCCCTTGTTACTGGCGTTGGCTTTCTGGAAAGAGAGTAA